ACACAGATGTTTCAGGATGGCCCATAACAGCCAAACTAAAAAAAGTAACTGTTGGTTCATCCACGATCACACTGGATTATGATAAGGCGAACGTCTGGCCAGGTCAAGAAGGCGTGAACGCAAACCCCTGGATATTTGTTGAACTGGATGGTAAGTGGTACGGAGCAACTTGGGAATGGTTGAGAACGGGCCAGACTGTCAAGAATTTATACGCTGTGGATGGTAGCCATATCAAGGTTTCGCCGCTGAATACCTGGCATCCTGTCAAGGGTGAAACATACTATTTTATGGTATCCGGGCTTGCGCGTCAGACGCAGAGGAATGTCAAGGAAAGAAGCAACTTGAGTAAGGTTGTCTGGCAGTAAACAGGGAGGGTGTCATGATTGATTCAGTCTTCACTAAACTATTGTCTTCACTCACGGATCCCGCAGCACTGGTGCTGCTCATGTTTATCCTTTATCTTATCTGGGAGAAAAAGGAGTACAAAAAAGAATGCTCAACAATTATGTCGGCACTTCTAAAAGCACAAGATGAACGCGGGGTTACCTTGGCAAAGATCAGCCTTATGATTGATCAGATACTGCGATCTGCCGGGAGGTCAGCATGAAAATATTTAAATTTTTCAGAAATACTCAACAAAAGGATGATATTCTCAAAACGATTGAGAAGCATCGAGAAAGAAACCGTGAAACAAGTGAAAAAATTGACCGTATGATTGCATCATTGAATGGAGAAACGGGATGGCTTGATTGCGAGTGCGTTACTCGTCGGGATATGTCAGACCATAAACAAAAGGATAAAAACCATGTCAGCTCTCGTTCACAGTCAAGTCATTCATGCCCTGATAGCCATTATTAGTTTTTACATGTTTATCCTTTTCGCTTGGTGGGGGCATCGACAAGGTAGAATCACTATTATTTATGGGTTTACGTGTTTTCTTATGCTTGGCATTTTTCTTACTCATTTTGGAGAATGGCACGTTTATAACGAAATGCTTCAGGGGCACACTGTAACTGTGATTGAGCAGTATTGGTGGCCGTTTAAAAGTTATATCCAAGTTTTATCTTTGGTTGCATACGCTGTTTACATGACCGGTAGAGTATTATATGGATGGGGCGGGGATGGAATCTATGGTCGGAGAAATGGTGACCTATGAACGAAACAGAAATACAGGCTATGATCAAGCGCCATGAGGGATACCGTGAATCCATCTATTATGATACGGTAGGTATCCCCACTGGCGGATATGGGCATGCTTTTCATCCTGGTTCTTCCCTTCCAAAAGCTATATGGGAAGAGGTATTTTACCGGGATTACAGACGGTCGGTTGAGGACTATGAATGTCTTGATCTTGATCTTGATCCAGTAAGAAAAGCGGTTGTCGTTGACATGCTGTTTAACCTTGGCTTGCCGAAGATGTTCAAGTTCAAGAATACTTTGGGCGCGATGAGAAATAAGGATTGGGAAAGAGCGGCTCAAGGTATGGAGAAAAGCAGATGGTACGGGCAGGTAAGGACACGGGCGGTTGAACTTGTTCGAATGATGAGGACGGGGAAAGTTGAAGCATGATCCGCATATCATCTTAAGGGACGAAATATGGATAACGAAAGAAAAGTCATTCTTTACTTTGCAGGGTCTATTCTTGCCGTGGTCTTTTTCATGGTAGGACTGATCATCTTCGTTCCTATCCCCGAGACTGGTCAGGAGCACGCAAAATACGCACTGGCATTTATGTTGGGAGTGGCGTCAACCATTGTCAGCTATTTCTGGGGATCATCTAAAGGAAGTGCTGACAAGTCTCGGGCGACTGAGGAAGCGGCCCAAGCCCTTGCTGAAACGGTTCAACTTGAGAAAAAAGAGGACTGCGAGGATGTCTAAATTTTTGACAGCTCTAAATACTAAAGTGATAGATGGTTTGGATTGCGACTGCATAAAGCCCCTTGCTGCATTTTCGACGCCCCTGGATGCTCGTGCAGATGATTCGGATAAAATTTGGATGCTCCTAAGCCCGCTTGTTTACGAAAGCGATTCAGTAGGACGGATCGAGGTTCCAGAGGGATTTTGTACGGATTTATCAAGCGTCCCCAGGGTTCCGATCATCTACATGTTATGGGGCGGCAGATTACACTATGAGGGTGTTCTACACGATTTCCTGTACCGGATAGATTGCCCGGTTCAGGTCAGTTACGGGCAAGCAAATTGGGTATTCTATGAAGCCGCTACGGCCAGGGGGAAGCCAGGATACATTAAAAGGCCGATGTACATAGGTGTTTGTGCTGGAGGCTGGCCGCACTGGAAACGGCGGACTGTATCCTGGCCAAAAATTTAGATCATTAAGATTGAACAACCGTCAGAATAGTTAATTTCCATTTAATAATCTCCAATGATTAAAACGTCAATTATTGACTTTTCTTTGTTTGTGTGATGGGATAGCGCCATGAGCGCGTTGGCTGCTATGTGAGCCCAGTGGCGTATGCGGGATTCGGAGTCTATTTGGTTGCCTTTATGTAGCTCTATTAAATGACGCATTGTGGCTGAGAATAGTTGATCGTGCGGGACAAGTTTTCGATAGGTGAATGGGGCTCCGTATTTCTTGGCCCCGTGGGAAAAGACCTCGAGAACTTGTTCTGCTTCTTCGAAGGGGAAAATAAACCAATCAAGCTTCCCCGCGAATTCTTTTGGCCCTTGATTATTCGGCACACTTTTTAGGTCTTCCCGGGCCTCTTGTGGTTCCTGACAGGGGTTTATCGCTGTACCAATTTCCATGTTCATCTCTCCTTGTGTAACATTGTTTGCAAAGAAATCTAAATCCTTCCCTCTTCTCCCGCTTATGACAGCAAACGCACAAAGTATCGCGCGATGTAGGATGCGAAACAAGTTCGCTGGCGACATATTGTTTCTGTAGCGTTGCAAAGCCTTCCTCGTCGAGCGGGGCAGGTAAGTGCGGTTTCTTTCCATTTGTCTTTGTAGAATTGGCGCCAAGTTTTTGCTCTCTCATTTTTAGATTCTTCCTGGTTTTGAGATAGGATGTTAGTTAATACGTCTCCGCTCATAGTGTATATTTTCCTTTGGTGTAGGCTGTTCTTGTGCCGAATACTTCCCGAACTACACTCCCCGTTTTTATCGCAGTCTCAATTACGTTTTGGAATTTTTCTGAGTCTATGTCACGCCATACAAGCTGGAGAAGGTGTTGCTCGTCTATGCGGCCGTATTTTGCTATGATAGAGGATACCTCGGCTACGTCGGAGGAGATATCGCTTTTGCCTACGGCGCAGAAGGTCTTTCCCATTGTTTTTTCTACGTCAAGGAGGAGGCGTTCGGCCTCGAGGAAACTGTGCCACTCGACTTGGAGGGAACTGGAAATTGCGGCAGTTAGGATTTGCGCGAGTTTTATTATGATCATGGGTTTGCGGGAGTACCAACCGTCGAATAGGCGGTCTTGGCAAAGGCGCTCGGGAGAAATTTCCTCGTATTGCATGTACCAGTCTATCCAGTTGGCGCGGGCCTGGGGACTGAATTCATAGACCCCACAAATTCTGGAAATGACTTCGAGGTCTTGGATAAGGGCGAGTTCAAGGATTTCTGGAGGTGCTTCTGGGATTGGGACTTTCTTGTTTTTGCCGCTCCCGAAAACGAAGACTATTCGAGTTGTAAGGCCCCCGCCGATAGCAACTGCTGGAAGGGATGATGCAAGGCTTTCAGGTGTTGTCGCGGCGAGGAGGTTGAGGTAGACTGCGGAAAGGATGTTGGAACCGCTGTTCTTTGTGCGGTATTTCCACGGAAGCTCTTCGCAGTCAAAGAGGTCTGTGAGAAGGGTTAGCATTGCAGTGTTTTCTGTTTTCTTTCCGAGGAACGTTTCGAATTCGCGGGAAATTACTGTGAGGGAATTATGAGTCATAACGGAGCCATCGGGCATATGCTCGGCTTGGGCAGAGGCCTCGAGGTCTTGAATTAGTGCTTGCATGGTTACTGCGTCGGCGGAGGTTATGATGGAGTCAACTTTAGACATTATTCTCCGGCCGTAGGTAATGGCTTGAGTTTTGCGGACAACTCCAGGTTCTGCGACGAGGACTACGTATAGGTTTGGGTAGACTCTGATGCGCCCGAGGTTGAAGTAAACTTTCTTTCGTAGAGCTGCGGCAATTACTGACATCGCAGTCCATTTGTGGAATATTGCTGCACTCTCAGTTTCTGCGGTGTATTCTGTGTATCCGTCAATCCAGTTTTCAAGTTTGCGGGGCATTTAGTCCTCCGCGATTTCAAAGGGTTCTTGCTCTCCCCAAGACGGGCCTACTGCAAAATCCACGTCAATGAAGAAAGTTTCGGATTTATGTGTAAGAGGAATTTTCATAACTTCTCTAATCTTTTTGGCCTGGTCGTTGAGTTCTGACTGCTTTACTAAGCAATAAATCGCGTCATGAAGTTGAAGGACTAAGTCAATATCATTGCCGTGTTGTTGGTAGAGGGCTACGAGAGCTTTGTTGAGGAGGTCTCCGACGGTTGACTGTGGGATAAAGGAATAAGCGCTGCGGAATAATGAATCTCCCCAGCGGTCGAGGAAGTAATGTTTACGACCAAAGAGATTGTGTAAAGTTCTTGTACGTTTAAGGTTATCTTGGATTCTGCTGTGCCAAATGGAAAGCTGAGGGCAACTGGCATGATACAGTTTGAGGAAATACTTAGCGTCTTTTAATTGGCAGTCAAGTCGATTTGCAATTACCGCAGGCCCCGCCGAATAGCTTAGTGCGTGACGTAATGTTTTACCAATGCTTCGTTGCTCGGCGGTTACTTTAGCCACTGGAACATTGAACATGGTTGCAGCAGTTATTCGGTGAACATCGAGGCCTTTTTCTTGAATGTAGGACTTAGGCTTTCCATAGGCCTCTTGAAACATTTGCTTTAAACGAATGTCATTAATAAGGTAAGAAACAACAACAGCTTCTGCTTGCATGTAGTCGGCTTGGAGGAAGACGTAGCCCTCGGGAGCCGTGTACATTTTACGAGCTTTCTTTGGGTTGTTCTGCAGGTTTCCACTTCCAAAGGGAAGTATTATGGATTTTGAAGAACTCCAGCGGCCAAAGGATTTGTAACTGTCCTCGTCGTCAATTATAAAGCCTTTGTTTTCGCGAGACATTGTAGCCCCGGTCACATTATAGCATGTATGGACGCGGGAGGTTGGAGATGTGTCTACGTTGAGGAAGCCAGTTGAAAGCTTTATCAACTTTTTTAACTCCATAATACGCTCAAGAACAGGATGACTTACTTTTTGATTTAACTTCCGAAGAGCCCCGGCATCCGCAGTAATCTTCCGTTCTTCATTCGCAGTCTTTCTACGTTTATATTGAACTGGAAGACCGAGGTCTATGTAAAGGAGAGTTTGAAGTTGTTTGGGACTGGAGAAATTGACTTTCTTTTTAAGAAGTTCTTCAAGTTCTGCCTCAAGTTCAACAGTGCGAATGGAGGCTTTTTCTTGGAGTTCTTTTCTTTTCTCTGGATTGATGTAAAGACCTTGGAGTTGGAGCATCATGGCGGGCTCAAGCTGAGACATCTCGAAATTGAAAACTTCTATTAAGCCTTGACGAGCTATTTCCTCCCGCTAAACTTCATAGATCCCGTATGTGTTAGCTGCATCTGCTGCGTTGTAAAGAGTTGGGAGGGATTGAGAAGTATGCTTCCACGGAGGAACGTCGAGACAAATGGATGAACAATAACCAAGACTCCGTGGTGTCTCTGGCCAGCAAACATGTGCTGCTATCATTGTATCAAAGAAGAACCTTTTGCAATAAATTCCAGTGTGGTGCATGAGGACTGCGGCGTCGTAGCTTCCATTATGCATGATAGTTCTACAGTTATGCAGCGTTTTTCCAATTTCAGCCCAAAGATTCGCTTCCATATCGGGAGAGTATATTGGACTGTGACCGTGCAAGATTTCAAATGAATAAGCAGAAGTAGGAGAATCCGCAATTCCAAGTATGCTAACATGCGCCCCTGGTTGGCATGTTTCGATATCCACTGCAATTGCAAGGTCTTCGTTTCTACAATGGATAAGGTATGCAATGAATTCAGAGTATGACGGGGAGCTGTGTAATCTCCTGGAGTCAGGAACGAAGTCGTGGAACGCACTGTGCTTGAGCGCTTTCCTAAGATCCATGATACAAGCGAAGTGGAGTTTCCAATCATAATTTACTGCCTGAGGATGGAAGGTTGGGATTACTTTAGTGCCCGCGCCAAACGAAGTCTTTAAAAGGTACCCACGCATAGTAGTGATGCTTGTTTCACCAGTCAGGGCCCATAAAGCTGTGCGGCCAAGGGCTACTATGGCGTTTGGCTGGTGCAGGGCGATTTCATCTTTGAGTTGTTGAATCCACGCAGCAAGTTCTGGGCGCGGGGAGGTGCATTGCTTGTCTGTGAAGTAAAGGGAAATGTTATTGCCGGGAGGCCTCTCACGGGCCACGTTTGTTACAAGGCAAGAATGCCGGGAGATGCCAGCTTGTTGGAGAAGGTAGTTGAGAGTACGCCCGGCTGCCCCAACAAAGGGTTTTCCTGTTTGATCCTCGTCAGCTCCCGGGCATTCTCCTACAAGCATTATTTGAGCTCCCGCAGGCCCTTCAGTATTAACAATCATTTCATACTCCTTTTTTGTTTACGCTGCGCGGCAACGCCGCCGGACGGTTGTTTTCCCCGCCCGGGCATCCAGATAAGTGCGTTTTGTCACCTTTGCCAAATAAATAGGCGAAAAGGCGGCTCATGCTGATACGGCATAATCCAGCCGTCCCCGGTGCCCGTCGCAGATAGTAATAAGATTCCTATGCAGAGTAAGATCAATCTGTAGTTAAAAACCGGCCTGGCCCTTTCCCTCAGTGTCAATGAACAGGGCTGGGCCCTGTACGCCCGCCCGGGATATGCGAGGGTCATTAGTTCGGCAGGCCCCTCAGTATTAACAATCATTAAAGTCCTCCAGTCTATCATGAATCAAAGCATAGCATTCTGGTAGAATATCATTTCCCTCAACAAAAAGTTTCATCTTCATTCCAGCATGAAGGGAACTCCCACTTCCCGCGAACGGATCTATGAGTGACATTCCTGGAAGAGAGACTCTTTCTAAAAGGTTAAGCAAAAGATCAATTGGTTTCTCTGTTGGATGAATCTTCTCTTTGACTACCGGGAGGCATGAGATGTAGTCAGGCATTCCCTCTTTCACCAGCCGCGCGTCTGTCTTCCGCACAAAAAGACACATTTCATAAGCACTTGTTGGATACATCCCAGGCTGATTAGAGTGTCCATAGTAGCCCTTAGTCCAAATCAGTGGGCGAATATACGGACTCCACCCCGCTGCTCTAAATGCCTCAATTGATGGCTGGTAGAACTCGGGGGCAAAGAACATAAATCCCTGTGCGGTGTGCTTTGTTATTCTAAATAATTCTTTAGGAAGATACTCCAAAATTCTGAGGAAGACTTCCTTACTGTCGTTGAAGTAAATACCAGTCGCGTCTTGCCCGCCAGTGTATCCTCCAACAGTATTTTTATTGTTACAGACGTCAATACCGTAAGGGGGATCTGTGAGAAAGACATCGTATCGTCCATCTGGCTGAACGCACAAGAAGTCTCTTGCGTCCAGATTTGATACCTTCCAACGCACCTCCCCTCTCGCTCTCTCCTCCATTCCTACCAAAGCCGCCGTAGCTGTTGCAATTCGCTCAAGCCCCTTAGCTGCCTTCTTAATTTCAGACTTTGTTTTTGCCTTTTTGAGTTCAGGGAAAAGCTTAACCATCTCTGCCAGTTGAATCGCCTCAATGACATTCCCGCGAGTCTTTCCAATTGCCTCCGCCGTGTCATCCAGTCTCCAACCACCGGCCCTTCCACTGACTGCGCGGCCGTGGATTTGTGTCTTAAGCTTATGAATTTCTTCAATTGCAAGGCACTCTTCCGCAGGGGAAAATTCTTTCCTTTGAATGTTTTCCTCAAGTTCCATCTCCCTCATGGTTATGGGATCTACATTATCGATGTAAGCACAAACAACTTTTTGCTTGCTTAAAATACACGCGGCCAGCCTTCTCCCGCCGCAAATAAGCTCCTGTTCACGATTAATAACTATAGGCTGTAATTGCCCAAATGTAGCAATGGACTGCGCGAGGTCCTTGAGCTTTCCAAGATCCCTTCTGAACCGATCAAGTCCTTTTGCTACTGTTATCGTAGTTGGGTCGAGTGTAACTGTTTCCATTTTAGAGTCCAAGTTTCTTGAGAATTGCCCATTCTTCGGGAGTTAATTCAATCTTCTCTATTTTCTTTTTGCGCTTTAAAGAAGAAGTTACTTTCTTTGGCTTCACGACCACGGCCTCAAACTCAGCCTTCCGCCGGGGAAAATACGAAAGAAAAAACATCTTTGCGCAGTCCGGCATCATTTCATTAACACAAGGTCTAACTTTCATCAGGATCATATATATTCTCCAAGATCAAGCATCGCGCCGTGCCATCTGGTCGGGGTGACTATGGAATCTCTCGGCATATAAAATAGCATTTCTGCCAACTTTTCAAGTTCTTCCATTTGCCGTTTCTCTTCCGTATCCATAGTCACCCTCTTTCTATTAAGCCGCCGACATCTTATTCACTTCATTCCTCGTTTCCCCTTTATACTCAGTAATCTGCACATCCACCTTTACCTCCAGCCCCACCCACGACCCATACTGCAGGGCTTCCCCGATCTTCTGCGGAGTACCCATATTAATATCCATTCCAGCAGAAAACTTCTTTAGCATGTTAATCTTCGACTGCCGTTTTGTAGTCCTTCCATTTTTAGAATACTCATTTTCATCCCCTTCCCGCGGCAGCCAGTTCCTAAACACCACAACCATTCCATCCAGCGGCGTCTCCCCATCACTCGCGTATCCACCATTATCCTGCAGCACCACCTTCCACGCAATACAAGCCTTGTCAGCGAAGAAGTCAACTGCAGTTACATTTCCTCTGTAAGTACCATTTGGAATCAGCGGCTCTGGCTTATATTCAGCCTCCACGTCAAAATTCATTCCTCCAATACCATCAATTCTTCCTTCTCCATCGTCATTTCCACCTTCAAGATAATCCTGTGTTGTTTCAGTCATTGTCATTTTCCTTTTTAATTTGTTTTGTTTTGTAGTTGTTTCCTGCATTACGTTTACATACTTGCGTTATTTTGTCGTTTCACCTCCTGCGTTTGGTAAAATGTCAATTTTTGACGTTTCTCATTGCTTTTAGGATTGCTGAGTATTCGTTTGGGATCTCGTCTGGGAGGAGACGGGACTTTCCGGAGATGCGGCTGCGGGCTTTGTAGAGGCCCCGAGGGACGGTACGGAGGTAGTATTCGACCTTTGAATCTTTCATGCGGGAGAAAGCGCAGTAGATTTCGTCGAAGTAGGTATAAATTTTGACTGCAAGCTGACCGGTGAGAAGGGGAAGGACGTTGGAGACGGCTCCGGTTTCTTCGTCTTTGATTATGTTGAGGTGGGCTATTATGACGATGTTTACTGGAAGGTTGAGGAGTTGACGGAGTTTGCCTTCGACGAGGTTCTTGACTATGGCGTAGTGTGAGTTCCACAGGGGACCACCGGAAGGGGAGCGTTTTGGGTCAAGCTGGAGGGCACGTTCCATAGCAAGTTCGGTAAGGGCCGTGGTGGAGTCGAGGACTACGGTTTTGTATTTGAGGTCTTTAACGGCTTTGGTTACTTCGAGGACGTCCTTCTCGAATTGAACCCAGGATTGGGAGGTCATGTCGTAATTGCAGAAATCCCAATCCTGGCCACGGTAAGTGAGGGCTCCCCGGTCGAGATCGAAGAGGAAGCCGGGGGTAGGGAAGCCAGAAGCAAATATGGATTTGCCAGTAGCAGCGTCCCCGGTGACAAGAAGTTTTATGAGGGATGTTTCTGGTGTCATTGCGGAGGTGTTTTGTATCATTCTTCACTTCCTTTGCGGATAACTGGGACTTTGGTGTTGAAAATAAGGTTTCTATTGCCGGGGTTCTTAAGCATATCAATGGCTTGGAGAAGTTCGGAAAGTTCAGATGCTGAAAGACTAACGGTTTCGGACATTATAGATAACTGTATTGTGCCAAGGTCAGAAGATGTGGCCTCGGTTACTTTCATAAGTACTGCTCCGCACAGATCACTTTCAATTGCTATGCTGCGAGTCATCATGTTTTCTCTACCTCCCAAGGTGGGACTTCTACGAAGCCATCTGTAATAGCATTGTCTGGATTGGCATTTTGCTCGCATAAGTCGGTGTAAGAGCACTTGCCAAAGTGGTAGCAGGAATCAAATTGCATTGGGAAGTGATCAAAAAGTTGGGCTTTGGCGACGGCTTCGGCAGTGTAGATGAAGGAGTCGAGCCAGGAGTCGTAGTCGCCTTGGGTGAAGATTTGTGGCCGCCGCTCGAATTCGATCTTTGGGGAGCCCCAGGTCTCAGTCTTCTTGGATTTGTAAGAACTGAGATGGTGCGTGGAGACTATGATGCCTTGGGGTTGGTCCACTTCGTCAAAGAAAAGGCGATGGCCAGCATAAGAATATCCGATGATTTGTGGGTCTCGCTGGATACGAGCCATTTGCATGGACAGGGACTGGGATGTTGTTTTGTGCTCGAATAGCCAGAGGGCTCCGTTAAGACGGAAAAGACCGTCGATTTTGCCAGTGAAATAGGCAACGGGGACGTTTTGGTCTGTGGTGTAAATGGGAATTTCGAAGACTTTCTCGACTTCTACTATTTCAAGATAATTACGATCTGCGGAGTAGTGATTGATGTATTCTGTGAATGCGAGAAGGCAATTGTCGAGGGTTCTATAGTCAAGGTAAGGGTAACTGAGATACTGTTCCTGGGCTTTCCATTCTTTGGAAGCTTCGGATGCTACATGGACGAGGAGCTCGGGAGTGAAATCCCAGCCGTGCTGCTGGATAAAGCGGTAATAGCCTTCGAGGGCTGCGTGCCACGTGGAACCGTAGCGGAGGGCTGTGGAGCCGGAGATGCTTCGGAGGTTGCGGCGGAATTGCCAGTAGTATTTGCGGGGGCACTGGTGGAAGCAACTGCGTTTTGTGTTATCTAATCTTAGGATGTTTTCCATTTCTGTTTCCCTTTTGGAGTGAATGGATTTGGCGTGGCGGATTTGAACTGCGCCGCCCCGCAGTATTCGGTTAGTGGAAATGATTAAAGGGCAAATCCCAATTTGGCCAGGATTGCTTTCGCGGCAGCCTGCTCGTCTTCGGAGAGGGCGGAGAGATTGGCCATGATTGCTTTCTTGGAGACCTTGGGGGTCTTGTCTTTGGGCTCGGCGGGCCGACGAACACTCCACTCACCCGTGAGCATCGACTCGTGAACGCGCATGATGGCTTCTTTGCGTTCTTCGGGAGTGTTGGCAGATGCAGCGGCATCTCCGAGTTTGTGCCCGGCGCCAAAGGGGATTAAGTGATCCTGTACATTCTTTGGGTAGTCCCCGGTGTTGATGGTGATGGTCTCAACAGCATCTCCCTCATCATCCAGGATTCCAAAGATAACATCTGTTCCTTCAATCTTTTTACTGAGTTTGCTCATTCTTGCCATGATTTAAGATCTCCTGATTGTGTTTGGTGTTTAGAAACTCCACAATGGCGTTTCTGGTTATAGTAGTGATTGAAAGCCCGAGGCGCATTGCAAGGATTTTCAATCCCTCAAAATTATTTTGGTCAAGTGTTGTTTGGACGTATCTGTAAGATTTCATTAGTATCTCCGCGCTACATGGTGTGATGTGTTCATGTAATTATGTATGTATGTACCACGTGCTCGGGTGTATGTCAATGAAAAAGTTTCAAGCTTGGAAAATAGCATTTAAAAGTCGTCTGCGTTTTATACCTCCTTCTTTTTCTTTGTGTTATTTGGGCGTGATCGCCTGGTTATTTAATAAACCCATTTTTAATTAAATACATTACAAGGCCGTTGATGGATGATTCCGGATCAAGTGTGTTAATCTCATCTATAACGGAAGCATGGAGATATTCATCGTCCCTTTCTTTGTATAGGTTGTCCAGAAATGCTTCCTGCTCCTCGTTCCAACCTCCAATCCAATAGTCCCTAAAAGAATCATTTTTAGCATAGGGGCACATATCAGAAGACCTTGTGCCGGGGTCAAAAGCAGCTCTACCCCGCTTACGTATTTGTCCTGGTGAATTATTTCCCATTATGTTCTCCTTTTCCTTAGTATTCAATGGACACAAGAGACGTGCAGGTTGGGGCTCCATTTACTGTCAGGATTATGGAGTGCTTTACCCGCGCCCACTTCCCCGGAAGATCGTTGCGTTTAAGCCATAGGGACTCGCGGGCTTCTTTCGTCAGGGCCGCGCCGGAGCCTAAATAAAAATCCGTTCCGTCACTTCCTTTTACCAAGATAGCTCCGAGTGCATTCTTTGGCTCCCCATATTTATCCACTTCCCTTTTTGTTCCAACAATGAGATAACGGTCTGTCTTCTCTGGCTTAAACTTCAGAAGATTATTTGACCGCTTTTCTTCATAGAATCCGAAGGGGTTTCGAATAATTGCTCCTTCATAACCATCTTCTACGCAACTAACTGTATATGTATGAAGGTACCTTTTATACAACTTAGTTGCATGAAGAATTTTCAAAGAAACATCACTCATTACATCCTGTAGCAAAGTCATTCTAACCATTTGTACATCTTTATTGATTAAATCAAAAGCATGGTACTCCATCTGCTGCACATCTTTATGTGGAGTTGTTTTTCTGGAAACAATAGAATGAATTCTCTCACGGCTCCAGCCGTGGAAATAAAGCTCCCCGTCCACAGAAACTCCCTTAAAAGGTTTTCTAAGATCATATTCAATATGTTGTAAGAACTTAAACGGAATCCCTGAAGACGACTTCAAGACGTGATAGCCAAGCTCTTCGTTCCATTCCGCTTTACAGCGTTCTCCGTTTAATTTCGGCTGCATATAAACGTGGCCCGGCATTTTATCCAGTCTTTTCTCGTCCACCGGGAATGCGAGCATAACTCCCTGGCGTTTTCTTCTTTCAGTCT